ACAGTGCGATTTTCGATTATATGGTTCGGAATGAGCAAAACATTGCTCCTCAATGGTACAGCATTACAAAATTCTCTATTGTTCCTCTTAACGAGTTGCAACAATTTAGTAGACAACATTTTGGTCAAGTTGGCATGAGAAATTGTTTCACTCTTATAAGAGGCACCAGCGTCTCCGAACAGATATCGTCGTTCAATGGCATGTGTATCCCAGAATTCCGTTTGCCCATGGTATGGTTTCGCATCAGGTTGCAAATCCGCATAGGGAGCCGCTTGCTTGACAGGTATATGAGTCAGCACTGAGTACAGCTTGCGCACGAATAACAGGAAAGCACCCAAACTTCCCACCACCTTAAGTAATTGCGTGATGGACACACAACTTGTATTAATTCGGTGATGTAAAGTTTGCAAGGAAGTACTTGCCTGGTACTCACGCTTATGAGCAGCCACACAGGCCTTACGAAGTTCGTTAGAACGCCAAATGATAACGATCAACATAACTTCCCATTGCGGACATGATAATAATTCTCCCGCAGCGTATAAGGCCAAACTAGCGACAAACAAGTACGTGAAAAAATCCCGAAAAAACGAACAAAACTCGTAACGCAAGCGCCACAATAGAAGATTGGATCCAAACGAGGAAGAATAAAACTTCACTAAGCCCCATTCAAGCGCATCAACCAGCTTATGCAAAAACTCGCGAAACAATAAATCCGCGCCGAGCCCAGGCAATCCTGATTGGTTCTCATATATTTCCCAGTCAGAATCTTCATCACTATTCTCTGACTCATAGTTAGCACCGTAATCACAATCTGCACAAGCGCACATCAAGCGTCTGTGAACACAAATCCTATTTTCCTTATTATCTGGATCATAGGAACACCGTTCACAGATTTCTGCGGGCAAGTAATGAGAACATAAAATGGCTTCCTTCATTTTCTTTTGCGCATTCACGAAATCATTCTGCTTCGCAAAATGCAGCATGGAGTCATCGCGTAAAAAC